AACATCAAGGTATAAAACCCCCTCATCTATCCAAGCACCTATAAAGTTTTCTACTTCGTACAATTCGAAGCCAAATTCTTTGATAAATTGACATACCGCTTGTGTTACGTCAACTTCTTGAAATTTCATTTCAAAGCCTTTCTTACTAACCATATAGCCTTTATCAACAGTTCCTCCGTTAGCTAAATTGTACGTTGCGCCACCATTCTCGATGATAGCTGCAACAAATTCTTTTAAGTTCTTCATAGTTTTTATTTTTTATTTTTAAAATATTTTTTGATTATTTCAAAAATTTCATCTTGCACTAAGAATTCATCTTCTTCATCTGTATCCATACAGTCAGGAACGTACCCCATTTCAACTAATTTATCTACAATTTTGATGGCTATATCGTTAATGTCATCACGTTTTAAGTTCTTCATAATTTCTAGTTGTTAATTAAGTTAAAAATTTCTTCTATTGATTCTTCTACTATAAAATAAGCTTCTGCGCCTATCAAATAAACTTTTGTAGCTTTCGATAAGTCAGTACATACTTTTTGAATAGTAGCCACGTTTACTATCATAGTTCCGTGGCTGTTTGTTAATTTTATTGCTTTCATAGTTTCTATTTTTCATCGGTTAGTAAATGGTACACGTAATTTTTTAGTTTTGATTAAAGTTCCTTGCATGAAGAAACCCCAAATTTCAAAGCCATTCTCGATTTTAATTATTTTAGTTGTCATGAGTTCTATTTTTTAGATGTTAATACTCTTCAGTTAATTTTATCATGTCGCTTGCTTTCATTGTTCTATAAGCACCAAACCATTTTCCATTTTTTTCAACATAACCACTATACCAAAGTGTTTCTTCAGTATTTTTGTTTGTTTTAAGGTTGTGTTGAGAAAATACTTTTTCTTCTACGATTAAGTATGTTTTACCACTTTTTTTAAAAATCGCTTTAAATTTTACTTTGGGTTCATATCTGTATTCTTCCATGATTTCTATTTTTTAGATGTTAATTGAATTGTAATTGTACCTACCATAGCAAGAGCGCCACATCCGAAGAATAAGAGCGCAACAATGCTTTCATAGTTAGTCATAATGTTTTGGTCGTTGAAAGACACAATAGGAGTAGTTAAGCTTGTTAATCCACTAAGAATTGTAAAGCCAATAAGAATTGCTCTCATAATAATTAAATTTAAAGGTTAGTGCTGTTGTGCGTATCGCTCGCATAAATAGGACGTTCCTACAACAGCTAATATTTTGTTGCCTTGCACCGCATTTATATAGATAGAATCGAACTACCACAAGGCTAATTTTTTTTTAGCTTTTATATTAAATTTTCGATTGTAGTTTTTCCACGTTCCCCACTACAACACAATACAACTTACCATTTTGTATCATCACTCAACAAAGCTCGGGCTTTGAAGTGTGAAAGCTTTTCCCTTTAAAAAGTCGGATGCTTTCATTTTAATATCTAGTATGTCAAAGAACGTGCTTACTGCTTAACTGCAAGCCTTAAAATTTACCTTGTCTAATTAAAGTTATCTTAGTGTTATTCAATTAGCTTTGCCCTCGCATTGCTTAATTTGTCACTTAGATAGATTAATTGTTAAAAATCTAAAGGTATTCTTGAAAGGATTAAATTAGATTCGTTTATCTAATTGGATGAAACAAAGGTAAAAACTAATTTTGATATATGCAAGCTTTTTAACATTTTTTTATTGAAAACCTACTTTAAACCATTTTAAACCTTTATTACCTCCGAAGAGTAAACGTTTAAAACTTTATTGTTTCAGTTACTTGTTAGTATAATAGTTCATCACTTTAACGAAAAACAAGTTTCAATAATGTCAAAAATCAAATGTCAAATATTGTTTTCAGCTCGTTTGCTTATTGTAAAGGTACGCTAACTTTTGACAATAGCAAGCGTTTTGAACAAAAATTTATCGAAAAGTAGCTAATTTATAATGATTCTAAATAATATGACAAGTAAAAGGAGCGAATTAATAGGGTTAAGTAATTGAATATTAGTTAGTTAGCTTAGTATTATATTAATGAATTGAAATTTATTTAGATTAGAATAAATTGAGGAGGTTTAACCCAATCAATGCAAGTAAGCGAACGAAAGTAAAAGTTAGCTGTTTAATCGGTCGGTTGGTTGGTCGGTTGTATGGTTGTTTGGTATCAATTAAGAGCGTTCTATTTAACATAATGTAAATTATACTACATTGAAATTTATGTATATACTAATTAACATACATATACATAAGGCGCACAAACATACAGGACGAGCGGACGGCAGTCTAGTGCATCGCTGTAGCAGTCTAGTGTATTGGTATTAATAGACGGCAGGCAGGCAGGCAGGCAGGCAAAAAGCTAGAAAATCGGGCGCAAAAATCCAAAATGCACACCCCCACCTAAAATATAAACCGTTTTCCCTTCATCAAAGTTTTCGTCCAATGGGGGTATTACCCAACACCTCCACATATCTAAAAAAATATTTATCTTTGTAAGAAAAAGGTATGGCACTAATGAAAATGGGTAGAAGGGGAGATCCACCTACCAAGAAAAAGAAGGCGACAGACACTAAGGAAGTAACTGTGTCTGCTGATAAACCAGCTACTAAGTCTACTTGGGCTGATGTTGATTATAATGAGGCAGCTAAAAAAACAAACGCTAATGCGTTATCTACTTATGATAAACAATCTAAGTTTTATAATGAATCTCAGAAATCTGGATCTAAGGATTTAAAGACTATGTTTTCAGGAGGGGGTAGATATTTAAATACTGACGAGTTAAAGAGATGGAATTCTGAGAATTCTAATAACTCTGAAGATCGTGCTGGATTAGCTGCTGAAAAAATATATGTGCCTAAAGGATTTAAGTATGATGCTCCTAATACAGATAAAAAGGGTTCTGCTATTGAAGGTTATAAATCTAACGGTCCAGTTTATCACGAGTTTTTAAAGAAACCTATTAAACCAAAACCGTTACCAGAGAGAAAAATCAATACAAACGACTTAGATCTTGGTAAGTTATCATTGTTAAAACCAAATCCATTACCAACTAAAAGAGGCGGTTTAAAGGAATCTCCAGAGAAAGCTAAAGCTGAAGATTGGTCAATCAAGAAACCAAGTAGATTTAGTGGAACGTCAATTAGTTATTCAGCTCCAAGCTTAAACAGAAGTAAAGCTGTTAAGGGAGAGGACAATGTTAAATTTGGTGGTGGTGTAAAAACTGATAGTGGGAGATTTGGAGTTAAGAAATTAGCTTACGCAGCAGTAGCTAACCCATTACAAAGAGCTCGTTTCAATAAGGAGGTAAGACAAGGTAAAGCTTATTTTGGTTCTAATGAGGGATCTACTTCGGGTGATTTGGCTACAAAAAGATCAAGTTTAAAATCAGACAAGGCTGAATTTAAAACAGCTATTAAGGATGTTCGTAAAGGTACAGCTATGTCTTCAACATTAAATAATTCAGAGCGCATCAAAGGTTATAGAGCTGAGATTGGAACTATAAATAAAGATTTAAGAACTACAAATAAAGCTAGTAGATACTTGAAAGCTTTAGGTCAGCCGTCAGCTAATAGTAAAATTACTGAATACAAGACAAGTGCTGGTGATGTTAAAACTATAAATACTGGAAAGATACAGTACGCAACCCCTGGTAGATTTGAGGGATATTTGGATTCTCCACAGAATAAGAAGGTTGATAAGTTAACAGATTTAAAACTTAAGCCATCAACTATCAAGGCACAGCTAAAAATAGGCAGAAAATCAAGCAATACATTAAAAAATAAATAAATAAGCCCTCCAATCGGAGGGTTTTTTTGTTTTATGTCACATTTATTACTAAATTTGTGTCAAAATATAATAAAATGATAGTAAAAGAGATCCATTTTGGCGATGAAGGTCAAAAAAAGCTTAAAAGCGGCATTAAAAAGATTGCTGGAGCGGTAAAAAGCACATTAGGTGCAAGAGGTAGGACTGTTTTGATTGAGTCCGAGAATCACGTAGGTGGTTTAACAGTTACAAAGGACGGTGTAACGGTAGCTAAGTCTATCAATCTGTATGATCCGACTGAGAACTTGGCTGTAATGATGATGAGACAAGCTGCTGAGCGCACTGCTACGGTTGCTGGTGATGGAACGACAACATCAATTGTATTAGCTGAGGCTATCATTGATGCGGCTGACGATTTTTTAACACCAGAGGACAATGTAACGGAGGTAATTAGAGAGATCAACCAGATAACTTCTCAAGTTGTCAACCAACTAGACAAGTCTTCAAAGAAACTTAGTGGAAAGAAGTTATTGGATGTCGCTACAATATCTGCAAATAACGACAGAGAGGTCGGTAAGATGATTGCTGATTCATTCAAGGAGGTCGACATGGTTACTGTTGAGAACAGCATGACAACATCAACGTATGTTGAGATCATTAAAGGTATGAAGATCGACAGAGGATTTACATCAAAGTATTTTATCAATGACCACAAGAAGCAAGAGTGTGTGTTAGACAATCCGTACATTTTGATTAGTGATCACGAGATTAACAACCTTCAAAACTTGGAGCGTATATTAATTCCTATCATCCAGAACGAACGTTCGTTGCTTATCATTGGTGAGTTAGGTCAGAATGCATTGAACACATTAAATCTTAATGTTGCTCAGGGAAAAATTAAAACGTGTGCTATTATGCCGCCATCGTTTGGTTACAGACAGAAAGACTTGTTGAGTGACTTAGCTGTGGCATTGGGTGGTACATACTTCTCTGAGGATACTGGGGATGACTTATCGTTGATTGATTTGGACCATTTAGGTTCAGCGTCTAAGGTTATCGTAAGTAAGGGTATGACAGTATTTATGCACAAGGCTAGTCAGGAGGATGCGATCAATGGTCGTGTTGAGGAGTTAAAAGAGTTGAGAGCTGAGACATCTAACGCTGAGGACAAGACGTTCTTAAATGAGCGAATTGCTAATTTATCTGGTGGTGTTGGTGTTATTTATGTGGGAGCATTGAGTGACATCGAGCAGAAAGAAAAGAAGGATAGAATTGATGACGCTGTGTGTGCTGTTCAAGCCGCTTTAGAGGACGGAATACTTCCAGGTGGAGGTATTGCATTACTTAACTGTGTACAACACCTTAAATTAGATAATGTGGCTAATAAGATAATGGCAGCTGCGTTATTCGCACCATTCTTCCAGATTGTAATAAATGCTGGCAAGGATGCTGGAGAGATATATGGCGGTATTCACGGAACAACTGGTTACGGTTATGATGTTAAGAACGAGCAGTATGGTGACATGATCAAGCTTGGTATCATTGATCCAACGAAGGTAACTAAGAACGCACTATTGAATGCTGTGTCTGTTGCGACAACAATTATGAGTACAAATGCTATTATAACAAATGTAAGAGATTATGAAGGTTCTAAATAAATTCATATTAATAGAAAAGTCTAGTGCTCCGAATGAGAGAGCAAGCGGTCTATTGATGACGTTTGACGACACTAAAGAATTAAGATACCACAAAGCCAGCGTTATTGAAGTTGGCAGTATGGTTAGCGGTATTGTTTCAGACGACACCATCTATTTTGATAAGTCTGCTGGTTATGATGTTTTAATGAATGAAAAGCGATTTACTGTAATTCAAGAGAAGGACGTTGTTTGCGTTCTTTAAGATCATCATTAAATTTGTTAACAGCTATTGCAAGCACCTTATGATTATAGGGTGCTTTTTTTCTTAGTATCTTACTTCTCCTTGGGGACGATGGTATTGGTTCTAGTCCTAGCAGTTTTTTGTACATTGAGTTAACCATCTTTTTGGCTTTATAGGTAAGCTCATATAAATTTGCTTCATGCATATTTCCTTTTCTCCATACATAAATCCATTCCTCTCTAAGTAGTTTATTGAATCTAGTGCTATCCCAGCTTATAAAATTTTCTTGATCTCTAAATTGTTGTCTTGTAAAAAGCTTCTCTGAGTATAAGAAAAGAAGTGTATCTACTTCTGCTGGATTTAGGTTGTTATTTATTTGAGTCCATTTCTTTACTACTGACCAATATTTAAGAAAATCGTAATCCCCTTGCGTTCTATTGTATACTTTTTCTTTTCTATGTGTAACTTTCTTTTTTACCTTTGGAATCATTTTATTATATTTGTAGTTCAAATACAAAGTTATGAAAAATAAAATCGAAAGACTAAAAGTTAAAGAAACTAAACTTGTAGCTAGAGGCAACAAAGCTGTTGATGAAGGTCGAGAAAAAAAGGCTGACAGATTATTAGGAAGAGCAGCAAGAGTAGAAAATCGTATCATAAGAAAAACAAAATGAAAAAGATCGTAGAAAAGAAAACTAAAGAGGTATATACTTCTAAGTCAGCAAAGGCTAAACATGAAAAGGGTGAGTCTAAAAAAGAGATGATCAAAGAATACGGTATGAAAGCCGCTATGAAGAAGATGGCTAAAAAATGAAAGACCCTCGTTTAGAACGTGCTGGAGTTGAAGGTTTTAATAAACCTAAACGAACACCTGGTCATTCGACCAAGAGTCATATTGTTGTAGCTAAAGTTGGTGATCAAATTAAGACAATTCGTTTTGGTCAGCAAGGAGTAAAGACCAATCAAACGGTTGGTCAGAGAGAGGCATTTAAAAGTCGTCACGCTAAGAACATTGCTAAGGGCAAAATGTCAGCGGCATATTGGGCTGACAAAGCGAAGTGGTCTCCAAGTAAAACAGCATCACCTAGCAAGAAATGGGTTAAAGGAAGTTAATATGGGAACAAGTAAAACATCAAAATACTACGCAGATCACCCAGAGGCTGCTGAGAAGAGAAGAAAGTATCAGAGAGAGTTAAACGCTACTCCTGAGAGAAAGAAATATAGGTCAGATCACACTAAAGCAAGACGTGAAGCTGGTATAGATGGCAAGGGTGGTCCTGATATGAGTAAGAAAAAAAATGGTACTTTTGTAAAAGAAAGTCCATCGGTTAATAGAGCCAGAAATGGAGCAAACGGAAAAAGTACAAAAAAATAAGATATGCAAAGAAGAAAGACCAATCAGGTAGCAACAATTAACGGAGTAGCTACCATAACTTTTGATGCTTCGGTTGACTTTACAACTGATATAATTGAGTTTCCAGAGAGTATTCCTTGGGCTGTTCAGTTTGATGAATGGGATGTTACAGGATCTCCTACAGCTACAATTTTATGTTCAAACAGTCAGTTTGGTGATTTTTTACCATATAACGTTGATTCAACAGATGCTGATTTGACTGATTCTGCTAATAGAATTTTATATGATTCTATTTTTTCACCTAGATACATGAAGGTTCAATATACTGCTGTTGACGCTGTTGGAGATTTTAACCTAATAATTAGTAAGTAATGGCAATAGATTTAAGAGGTCGGTCAGTATCGTTTTATGACGATATATCACTTTTCCCACCTGTAGGTTCTTTAAATACCTTATATGTGGATAGAGATTCTAATCAGATATATGCTTGGAATGGATCTGATTATGAGCAATTTGCTGATGGAACAGTTACAAGTGTAGCAGCATTAACATTAGGTACTACTGGAACAGACTTAACATCAAATGTTGCAAATAGCACAACAACACCAGTAATTACATTGAATGTACCAACGGCATCGGCTACTAATAGAGGTGCATTAAGCTCAGCTGATTGGACTACATTCAATGGCAAAGTACCATCTGCAAGAAATATAACAATAAACGGAACTACACAAGACCTATCAGCTGATAGAACTTTTACGGTATCTACAGGTATCACAGTAGGAACAACCCCTTCAACAGGAGTAAATACAAGAGTATTCTTCCAAGCTGGTGGTGTAGTGCAGCAATCAGATAGATTTACTTTTGATAATACTACTGCTACTAATATCTTACAGTTAGGTTCAGGAGCTAATTTAGGTGTATCACTTAGAACAATAGCTCCAGGTGCAACAGTTGGTGATATAGCATTTAGAGTTAGAAATAGTGCTGATACTGGGGATTTAGCTTACATAAATGGAGTAGGCGATGTTGCTTTAAGTTCAGCAACAATAACAGCAGGTACAGGAGGAAACGGTACTGCAATTGCAATTGGTGCTGGAGCAGTAACTAATACTGGATTTACAATGTATCCTATTGCAATTGGTAAAACTGCACAATCCAATGGAAATTCAATAGCAATTGGTAATAATGCTAACGCAGGTACAGGAATATCCAATACAAGTAACCTTGTAATAGGATATAATTCTACTTCTCCAAGTTCTGCGTTAAACAATAATGTTATAATTGGTAATAGTAATACTGCCTCAAATAATATTGGAGAAAATATACTAATTGGAGATAATATAAATTTTTCAGGAAATAGTAAAAATCCATCAGGTATAACAATTGGTAGATTTTTTAATGCTAATTCTTTTGTAAGTAATGGTGCTTATGCAATAGGCAGTGGAGTTTCTGCTGCATCTCCAGCTTTATTGAACATTACGGATTCATTTTCAGTTTATTTTAGAAATACTGAAAGAAGTTTCTTTGTAAATAAAAACACTAATATAGTAATGAGAAGTGTTTCTGCATTGACTGCAGGTACACACTATGAAACTGCTGCAACTAATACCCTTACTATTCACAATGGCACAGCTCCTACAACAACTATTGCAAATGCAGGTCAATTGTATGTAGAGGCAGGTGCATTAAGATATAGAGATGGTAATGGTACTATTACAAATGCTGGTGGTACAGTTCAATCGGTAGCAAGTGCTGCTACAGTAACTCCTGTTGCAACAAATAAACTTGTTAAGATTACAGCTCAAGCAGTAGGTCTAACATTAGCAGCTCCAACAGGAACAATAGCAGATGGTCAAGATTTAATGATAAGAATTAAAGATAGTGGTTCAGCACAAACTATTGCTTGGACATCAGGAACTGGTGGTTATAGAGCAGTAGGAATAACTTTACCTACTACTACAACAGCAGGTAAAACTACTTACGTTGGATTGATTTACAATTCTGATGATAGTAGATGGGATGCAATTGGAGTAACAACAGAAGTATAAATTAGTATATTTACAAAAAAAAAATTATGGCAATTTTAATCAAAGCAACAGAAGACAAAAAAATTACAATCTCAGGAACAGGTATTGAATTACCAGAGATTTATGGTAGAATTAGATTCTTAGGAGATTTTAGTGGAACAACTATTCAAGGTGAAGTAGCAACGTTTGCTAATGCAGAAACATTTGCAGAAGGTAAAATTCTTTACACTGATGTACCTGTTGGTGCATATCAGTCTGAACTTGAAGCAGGTGAAACTCAATCTTTAGAAACAGCTCACAAATACGCTAAGATAGCTTATGAGCAAATGGGTTATGAAGTAATAATAGATATTACTTTCTAATGATAAAATGAGCTACTATCCATTAATATCTATAATGCCTAAAGCACAACCTTTGCTTTTAGACTTATATCCAAATGCAGCTGCTGCTTACTCTTTACGTAAACTTAGAAATGGGTATACAGGTAGTGCAATTCAAGTAAGAAGAGAATCTGATGATGCAACTCAAAATATTGCGTTTGATTTATTAGGAGAACTAGATACATCAACATTATTAAATTTTGTAGGTTGGAATTTATTTGCGTGGTCAGAAGAACTTTTTGAATCTTTTTGGGGTAAATCCAATTTAACAGTAGCAACAGATATACTTGTTGCGCCAGACGGAAATATGACTGGAGATGTTTTATTTGAAACTACAACAAATGCTGCACACACATTTCAACGAAACCAAACTTTGGTATCAGGTAAAACTTACACAGTCTCATTTTGGATAAAAGCACAAGGACGGAATAATGTAAGATTAGTAACATCATCTGGATTTTCACAAAGTCCGAGTAATGCTATTGCTTGGTTAAATTTATCATCAGGAACAATTGTTTCTCAAAATAGTGGATTTACAGGTTCTAATCTAACGATTACAGCTGATGGAAGTTGGTATAAAGTAAGCTATACAATGCCGTCTACTCAAACTGGTATTGTTTTAGTGCTAGCTTTAAACCCATCCCCTGATGGTATTAATACATCATACCCTGGAGATCCATCATTAGGGATTGCAGTTTGGGGTTTACAATTTACTGAATCATCAACAATTAAACCATATAGACAAACATTAGCAGGTGCGGAGGGGAATGGATTTGTAATCACGTGGTACGACCAAAGTGGCAACGCAAGGAATGCAACACAAGCAGCAGTCCTAAGTCAACCAATAATAGTTTCAGCTGGAGTTTTGGTTAAAACAAGTGGTAACATAGTGGCAATTGACTGTAATGGAAAGCAAATGAGTAATACGCAACCAAACACAACAACACAGGCTACTTTTACCGCTCAAGAAGTTTCATCAACTGGTAGCAATACTTCATTTATACTTCCTTTTTATACAATAACTATAAATAATGCTTTTAGTGTTGCCGAAAATGGTAGCTCCGCATCACCAAATTCATTTGTAGGAACGCCTAGTTATTTTGTAAATAATAATTCTATAACTTCAACAAGGGATTCTATATTTGATAATACTGCAGTAAACAATGAAACATTACTAAGTGTTATTGGTGGAGGTGCTGCTGTTTTTAATAGATTTTTACAATATATAAGTGCAGGGTTCAATGGAAATTATAAAACTTTTGAAGTTATCATATATAATACAGACCAGGCAAGCAATAGAACAGGAATAAATACAGCTATCAATTCATTTTACAATATATACTAATGTTAGGTTATCAGTATTTTACAGAACAAGAAGCAATAGACGCACGTAAGCAGTGTGCAGATTATTATGGTTTACCTGTTCATCCTGATGATGTTACTCAATACTGGGTTAATTATAATTATTCAGAGCTTGGATTTTGGTATATAATTTTTTATGAAAGTATAAGAGATATATTAGGAGAACCAACTAATTTTGAAGTAATAACATGAGTTACTATAGTCTAATCTCTTTGATGCCAAAGTTTAGCTTTGACCCCGATGCTCAAGCGTTTATAATAGCTGCTGGAATAACTAACCCAACACAACAAAGTGCAATTATAACTTTGGTAGCTGACTTAAAAACCTATGGGGTTTGGACTAAAATGAAAGCTATCTACCCAATAGTTGGTGGTACGGCTTCAAGTCATAAATTCAACTTGAAAGACCCAAGAGATTTAGACGCTGCATTTAGATTAACTTATGGAACTGGAGTCACACACTCAAGCAATGGTATGGTAAGTAATGGAACAAGTGGATTTGCAAATACTTATTTTAACCCTACAACTGGCTTTTCTGTTAATGATAATGTACATTTAAGTTATTACTCAAGAACAAATGTAAACACCACTCAAATTGAGATAGGTAGTGCAAATTTTTCTGCTGGTCCTTACTTAATGCTATGGATAAGGGATTCAAACAATAGTAGATTTGTTATGAACGTAACTGGCTCTTATGCTACTGCATCAGACACAGATTCACGAGCTTTTTATATAGGAAATAGAATAGGCACAAGTGAGAAAGGATTTCGAAATAATATTAATGTAGCTTCAAGAACATCAACTGGTGCTTTAAGACCAAATTTTAACATTTATTTATTAGCTGCTAATTATGGAGGCTCAACTTCTTTTTATTCAACAAAACAATGTGCTTTTGCGTCAATAGGGGACGGCTTAACAGATACAGATGCGGCTAACTTTTACACAGCGGTGAATGCCTACCAAGTGGCTTTGAGTAGAAATGTTTAAATAAAAAAATAATGGAGGGTAGAATAGTAACAACAGAAACAGCGGAAAGTTTACAAGGTGTATTCTTTGACGCAGATACTTTCTTTAACTTTGTGCAAGATATTAATGAAGTATATTTCTTATTTTTAAGTAGCTCAGACGAGATTGACATAGCACCTACTGAATACGCTTACTTGCTAGAAATACCTTTGAGTGAATACATACCAAAACCGAATCCACCTTTCCCACCAACTAATGAAAACTAAACTATTAGTAATACTACTATTGTTATCATCTTGTTCTTTAGAACGTAGATTAGAAAAGTATTGTCCTCTATGTGTTCAAGAAACTGAAACAATTACAGAATATAGAGATACTACTATTGAGATACCTGGTGAAACAGTTACAATAGTTGACTCATTATATTGCGATAGTTTAGGAAATGTAGTGTCTAAGTTTGGGGATGTATTAAAAGATAAGAATGGTAAGATATTAAGTTTAGAAACAAGATTAAGAAATAATGTTTATTATTCAAGAGCTAAAGTAGACACTGTTTATAAAATGATAAAAGGTAATACAATATACAAAAAAGAGGTTATCTACTTGAAGGGCAAGGACATAAAGTATATACCTTCATGGGTTATCTTCCTATCTTATTTAGGAGGAATTTTATTAACTTTGTTACTTATATATATCGTTTACAGAATCATTAAAGCTCACACACTTTGAAAACAAAACTAATACTGTTAGTAACATCTTTTTTATCTATACTATCACCAGTGATGCCTATGATTTATATAGCATTTTTTGTTATATTGGTTGATACTGGATTTGGTATTTGGAGATCCGTTAAAAAGGGAGGATGGAAAGCATTTAGAAGTAGACGTTTGAGCCATACATTAAGTAAGGCATTTTTATATTCAGGAGCGATATTAATGGTATTTTTAATAGAGAAGTATATTGCTGGAGACTTGATAGGTCATTTTATATCTGTTGATTTGGTAATGACAAAAATGATAGCATTCTTTTGTGTAGCTACAGAGATTAAGTCAATCAATGAGAGCTATGAGGATGTAACTGGAAAAAATATGATCAAAGCAGTTCGTGAGTTTGTTACGAGAGCAAAAGAAGAAGCAAAAGATTTAACTGAATAATAAGAAAATGGATTTAGATACATCTAAAATAGTTCAAAGCAGACTGAAAAAAACTCAGTATTTTCAGGAAGATACTCCTAAGAATCAAATATATTTACACCACACAGCTGGTGGAGGTAACGCTGTGGCTGTAGCTAATTATTGGAACGGAACGAAAGAGAGAGTTGCAACTGCATTTGTTATAGGTAGTAAAGGAACTATTGTTCAATGCTTTTCGTCTAAGGAGTGGGCGTATCATTTAGGTTTAAAAAGTTCAGCATTCTCAAATGTAGGTGTTCCGTACAAGTCGCTAGATAAGTTTTCTGTTGGCATTGAGGTATGTAATTATGGACCATTAAAAGAGAAGGACGGAAAATTCTATAACTATGTTGGTGGGCTTATTGATCCGAGTCAAGTAACTAAATTAGATAAGCCATTTAAAGGTCATGTTTATTGGCAAAAATATACTGACGATCAGATTGAGAGTTTACGTCAATTATTAGTTTATTTATGCAAGACTTATGACATTCCGAAAGATTACAATGATGATATTTGGGATGTATCAAAAAGAGCGATAAGTGGGGATGATGGTATATTTACTCATAACTCAGTAAGAAAAGATAAATCTGATATGTATCCATGTCCACGAGTAATTGATATGTTAAAAAGTTTATAATGAAAAAAGAAGGAAATATAAAGATAGATAGATCAATTGATCGACCAGGGGTACACGCTAAGACTAAGGTATCTAAATTGAAAGCAAGTAAAAATTACGTTAAAAAATATAAAGGACAAGGACGATGAGAGTAAATAATTATCAAGTAAAATCACCAAGCGTTAATGATTTAATTTTTGGAACTAAGAGTTCTAGTAATGAGACTGTTAATTTTAGAATTCAAGATGTAGTTAATTTAACTCAAGCTCCATCTGTTGTTTCTACAAATACATTAACTGCTTATACTATAGTAAATATAAACACTTACTTCACTGGTACAGCTGGTGCTAGCTTTGCAATAACTCTTCCCACGGCAAGTGAGGCTATTGATGGCTTGAAATATGTTATTATGTCGACAACAAATAGAGCCACTACTACATGGGTAATTCCTGGTGCTTCTGCTATAGTAGGTGCTCCTTCATCATTAGTTGCACAAACTCCTATTTGTTTTCAGTATAATAATTCTAATACTACATGGTATATATCTATGTAATATTTTATATATTTGCAATAAATTAAATACAATGAATAAAATCGAACAAGAACAATTAGAAAGGTTAACGGAATTAAACCGTAGCTTTAGAGATCTTAAATTTCAAATAGCTGACATTGAACTTTCTTTAGAGAGATTAAAGAATCAAAAGAAAGCAACTCTAGTAAACCTAGAAGTTTCTGTGCATGACTTGGCTAAATATCAAGAAGAACTTACTACAGAGTATGGCGACATAACGATCAATCTTCAGACTGGTGAATATCATTAGAAAAATATCAGTCGGTCCTGACTACATGAAGTCAATGAACTACACTGTAGGTCAGGAAGTTCTTGATAAAAGTTATACTATCTATCAAATAATTAGAAATAGTGAAGGTACAAAGCTTTATATAATCAAGGATAGTGAGATTACCTTATGGAAGGAATTCTCGATTGCAATGCCAATATCAATAGAGTTTAATATCAATTTCTAAATGAAAGCTCCATACTGCTTTATCATCAAGCCAGTTGATGGGAGGCGGTACGACAATATAAGAACTTACGGTAATAGTGAGTTCATTATAAGTGCCTCCCAAGAAGATTACACTGTGTCTAATAGATTCGGTGAGGTCGTTTCTATACCTATATACTATAATGGTCCAGTAAAGCCAGGAGACGTTGTTGTAGTGCATCATAACGTGTTTAAATACTACTATGATATGCGTGGCAGACAAAAGAGCAGCTGGCATCATCTAATGGACGATTTATTTATCGTAGAACCTGAGCAAGTGTATTTGCATACAACAGACAATGTTAATTGGTCTGCTCTATCACCTTTCTGTTTTATACGACCAATTTCTTCGGAGGACAAGATGATAAGTACATTAAGTGGTCTTGAAGAACTTTGGGGTGAGGTTGTGTTTAAATCTGAAGATCTGAATGAAGTCTCAGTTGGAGACGTAGTATCCTTTACTCCAGACAGCGAGTATGAGTTTAGAATTAACGATGAGATTCTTTATAGAATGTTTAATAAGAATATATGTCTAAAAAAGTAGAAATATTAGAAGCTGCAAAGATAGCTATTGACGAGCTTGTTAAAGTGCTTAGAGCACCTATCGTGACTCATAGTGAGGACGATATATCAGCCGACAAATTAAAGAACGCTGCATCGGCTAAAAGACTTGCTTTCGAGGATGCATTAAATATGCTTGCAAAGATTGAGGAGGAAGAGAATAGGGATTCAAGTACATCTACAGTTGTAACGGCTGGCACTGGAGGCTTCGCTGAGGGTAGAGCTAAAAAGAAATAGTTTTTACAAAAGCATATATAAATGGAAAATAGTCTTTACATTGTACTTAATGATTACATACCTAAAAATGTAGTAACAACTAAAAACAAGAAGCAATCTTGGAATTATGGTTATAATACTGACTATGATGTGGTTGTTATATCTAAGGATGGAACTATAGGTGATGTGTATGAGATTAATAGCATAAAGGTTGCACTTCCAGCCACTCCTAAAAAGGTAGATGACATTGGTAATAAATGGAAAGCTAAAGAGTATCCATCTGAATTACAGAAGATTAAAACAATATTTGACTGGAACAGAAGGGATAACGTTTTCAAATCAAAGTATGTAGATTACATTGAGGGAGAGTTTGATAAACGTGATAATGGTTATTGGTTTATAAATAATGGTAAGCCAACATACATTACTGGAACTCATTATATGTATCTTCAATGGACCAAAATTGATATTGGTCTACCTGACTTTAGGGAATCAAATAGAGTTCTTTACATATACTGGGAAGCTTGTAAGGCTGACAATAGATCGTTTGGAATGTGCTATCTAAAGAACAGACGTTCTGGATTCTCTTTTATGTCTAGTGCTGAGGTATGTAATATTGGCACAATGGTTCGTGACTCCAGGATTGGGATTATGTCTAAAACTGGTTCTGATGCTAAGAAGATGTTTACTGATAAGGTTGTTCCTATAGCTAGAAATTATCCATTCTTTTTTAAACCTATTCAGGATGGTATGGATAATCCAAAAACTGAACTAGCATTTAGAGTTCCAGCAAGTAAGATCACTCGCAAGAACATGGATCAAGAAAACCAAGAAGAGTTTGATGGTTTAGATACTACTATTGACTGGAAGAATACAGCTGATAATAGTTATGACGGTGAGAAATTATTGTTATTGATAGAGGATGAAGCTGGGAAGATTGAAAAGCCAGAAAACATACAGAACGGATGGAGAGTCAGAAAGACTTGTTTACGTCTAGGTAGTAAGATCGTAGGTAAGTGCATGATGGGATCAACATCAAATGCATTGTCTAAAGGCGGTGAGAATTTTAAGAAGTTATTCAATGACAGCAATCCAAGGAACAGATCGGCAAACGGACAGACTAAAAGCGGTTTGTACTCATTGTTTATTCCGATGGAATGGAATTATGAGGGTTATATTGACGAGTATGGATGGCCAGTTTTTAATGATCCTACTAAACCAGTAAAGGGTGTTGACGGAGAATTGATTTATAATGGGGTTATTACTTACTGGAATAATGAGGTTGCTGCTAATAAGGGAGATGCTGATGCATTAAATGAACATTACAGACAGTACCCTAGAACGGAATCGCACGCATTTAGAGATGAGTCTAAGCAGTCGGTATTTAACTTAACTAAGATATATCAGCAGATAGATTATAATGACTCACTTATAAAGGACCACGTACTAACTAGAGGTTATTTTCATTGGAAGAATGGAAAGCTTGACAGTGAGGTTGTTTGGACTCCTGATCCTAAAGGTAGGTTTTTGGTCTCTTGGATACCCGAGCAGAACATGAGAAATAATGTAATAATGAGGGGTGGTAAGAAGTACCCTGGAAATGAAGATATTGGTGCATTTGGATGTGACCCATACGATATATCTGGTGTAGTAGGTGGTGGTGGATCGAATGGTGCGTTACATGGAATGACTAAGTATCACATGGCAAAAGCTCCAGTTAATGAATTTTTCTTAGAGTATGTAGCTAGACCACAGACGGCAGAGATATTTTTTGAGGACGTATTGATGGCGTGTATTTTTTATGGTATGCCTATATTGGCAGAGAACAATAAGGCACGATTACTTTATCATTTTAAGAATAGAGGATATAGAGCATACTCAATGAATAGACCTGATAAGCATAAAACAAAGCTATCAAAAACAGAGCTAGAGATTGGTGGAGTACCTAACTCCTCTGAGGATATGCGTCAAGCGCACGCATCATCAATTGAGACATATATTGAGGAGTATGTTGGTCTTGATACTGAGGGTACGTATAGAGATCCTGACAATATGGGATCTATGTATTTTACTAAAACATTAGAGGACTGGGCTAAGTTTGATCCGAACGATAGAACAAAGTATGATGCATCCATTAGTTCAGGTTTAGCTATTATGGCTACACGTAGGCATTTGTTTACTCCAGAGAAAAAAGAATCGAAAATAAGTATTAAATTTGTAAAATACGACAATCGTGGTACAAGAAGCGAAATAATAAAATAAATGGAGAAATTATCAGTTGTAATTTATCAGTCACCCTTCCCTAATCAGATGGCTACAGATGAAGAGAAAGCCACTACAGAATACGGATTAAGAGTAGGAAAAGCGGTTGAAGGGGAGTGGTTTAAAAGAAAAGCAAATACCTGTAGATTTTACGATCAATGGGGAGAATTTCACCGTTTAAGATTATACGCAAGAGGAGAGCAGCCAATTCAAAAATACAAAGATGAGTTGTCCGTTAATGGAGATATGTCTATGATGAATTTAGACTGGACTCCTATTCCAATTATACCAAAGTTCGTTGACATTGTTGTTAATGGAATGAACGATAGGTTATTCACAATCAAAGCCGAGTCTCAGGACGTAATGTCCGCTGAGAAGAAGAATATATTCCAGGACATGATAGAGGCTGACATGATAGCCAAAGAGTTCTTACAATTAACAAAAGATCAGTTTGGAGTTGACGCATTTAATGTTGACCCAAATGAATTGCCAGAGAACGATGAAGAGTTGTCTCTTTATATGCAACTTAAATACAAACCAAGTGTTGAGATCGCAGAAGAGGTAGCTATTGATACAGTTCTTAAAATGAATGACTATCCTAAGATTAAGAAGATGGTTGATTATGACCTTACTGTTTTAGGTAAAGCGGTTGTTCGTCATACATTCTTGATTAATGATGGTTTAAAAATTGATTATGTAGATCCTACAAATTTTATCCATAGTTATACAGAGAAGCCAGATTTCTCAGATTGTTATTATTTTGGAGAGGTTAAACAAGTTCATTATACTGAGCTTCTTAAAATTGATCCTACCTTAACGGATGAGCAATTAAATGAGATTAGAAATGCTGCATCTGCTTGGTATGACTACTTCCCTATCATTAGAAGTTATCAAGACAGCGCATTTTTAAATGAGGTTGTTACATTGTTATATTTCAACTATAAGACTCATAAGAATTTTGTATGGAAGAAAAAGATTCTTGAGAATGGCGGTGAGCGAGTTATTAGAAAAGACGAGTCGTTCAATCCTCCAGTTGAAGAAGG